TGGCTGACTTGCAGAAGAGATTAGAGATCACCGACCGGCGCGTGTTTGTTGATTGCGGTTTCGAGCGGTACCAGGGTGAGGTCTATCGGCAATGCGCAGCCAATAATTGGATCGCGCTCAAGGGCGACAAGGCGCAGTTCTTCACGTGGACATTGCTGGACAAGCGGACAGGCCGGAGCCGGTCGGTCAAACGTCCTTATTCGCAGATCCAGCACGTCGATTCGGGCGTAGGGCTTGCACGATCCAAGGTGCGCAACGCTCGACAGGCTGACTTGTGCGACCGTATTGTCTGGAGCAGCGACTACATCAAGCTGGTGTTGCATCGTCTGCGCGCAGGCCAGGGGGCATCGTGGCAGATCGCGCACAATGCGCCGAAGTGGTACTTTAAAGAGATTCAGAACGAGGTCTTTGTCACGGAGAAGGACAAACGGACTGGCAAGAACAAGACTTTCTTTAAAAAGCTGGGCGAGAACCACTCGTTCGATGCCGAAGCCATGCAGGTTCTGGCCGCTTGCATCGAAAAGATCATCGGACAGGCCGAAATCATCACAAACGACGTGGAGGCTGTCAACGCTTGACAGACAGAGTGACTTTATGGGTGGCCCTTCAATTTTACGCTATGCGTCGCTGCAATTTTGCGAGACGCTTTATGATCAGTGTCTTTCGGCGCTGACCGAAGGCCAAGGTACCATCGTGATTAGCACATCCGGCGGCGGTGAGTCCGAAACCCGCGCATCTGGATCAGACGGCGGTATACCGGTCATGACTTTGATGCGGGCTGTGATGCGGAGGATGCACCAGCTCGACCCCGTAAAATATCCGGGCATTTCCAACCGCCTCAAACCTGACTTTTCAACCTTTCCGCTATGAGTTTTATCGAACAGACCATCAGGTTTTTCAGTCCGGCAACCGCCTTGCAACGCCAGCGCGCAAAGGCGCAGCTAGAGGCGGGCGACAAGGTGGGATATTGGCGCGTCGGGGCTCAGTCATCGACGAATCGCCGGGCGAGCGGTCAAGCGTTGGATCAGCCTGATTCCAGCCGCAACCACACCGACCGGGTGACGCTAATTAGGGAGGCTCGATGGCTGGAAGAAAACAGCAGCGTGGTCAAAAGCATTCTGCGCAAGTACCGCACCTTTTCCGTGGGCCGCTTGCAGTACGTGCCGCGCACAAGCTCCGAGGAAGCCAACAGAGCAATCACGGCTTACGTGGAAAGGTGGATGTCGAGCTGCGACCTGACCCGGCGCCACCATTTTCGCGTGCTGGCCGGGCTGGGCGTCACGTCGATGAAGCGGGACGGGGACATCGGCTACATCGTAAGCGAGGTGCCAATGACGCAGCTCGACGAGATGCTCAAGATCAGTCCGATCCGACTGCAAGCCATCGAGGCTGACCGCATCGGCTCGATTCCTAATCGCAACGGGACGGATGCGAAGCCGTTTAAGCCGCTTAAGAGAGGCGAGCAAGACTTTTCCGGCGTTGTCATCGACTCGACGGGCAGGCCGATCCGATACCGGATCTACAATCGCAGCCTGACCGGTGAGTCCATGATGCCTGCGCTTGAGGTGCCTGCGCAGGAGTTCCTGCACCTGTTCGACCCGACCCGGTTAGACTCTTATCGCGGGTTCTCGGCGTTCGACGCAGCCATCACCGACATCAAAGACCTTCAAGAGATCCTCGCGTGCGAGAAAATCTCAGTGAAGTATTTGTCCTCGATCAGCGGCGTCATCAACAACGCAGACGGCAGCGCAGATCAAGACGTTTCGCTGGACACGACGCACAGCGACTACATGTCGGATGCCGACCGGATGAAGAAGGTCGAGCCGGGCGCCATTCAGTACCTCGCAGAAGGCGAATCGTTCAACCCCGTTGATTTTAACCGCCCGTCGCCGACCTTTAACGGGTTTCTTGACACGCTTGTCCGCTCGACCGGGCTGGCCGTTGGGCTGCCTTACGGTTTCATTTATTCCTGGGCGGGACAAGGCACAGCGGTGCGGATGGAAGCGGCGCAGGCTGCTCGTGAGTTTGAAATGACCCAGCTAACACTGGAGGAGAAGCTGCTTTACCCGATCGTAATCCGCGTCATCGCTCGCGGCATCCAACTCGGTCACCTGCCAGCCGTACCAGACTTTGATGCGGGGGAGTGGCGCTTTCCGGCCAAAGTCACAGCCGACATCGGGCGCGAATCCAAGGCGCTCATCGACGAGACCATGGCTGGGATTATCAGCAAAACGCAGATCGCAGCGGATCGCGGTGAGGATCGCAACATCATCCGCAGTCTGCTCCGCGCTGAAGCCATGGAGCTTGTCGAGGACGCCAAGATGGTACAAGACGCATCTGGCGGAGTGCTGGATCTGCCGACAGCGATTTACATGCTGGAGCGGCGGGCGCCTAACGCGCCGGCTATACCGGCGCCAGCGGCTGCGTCTGCGGAGGACGTGCCAGAAGTCGAGGACGAGGCATCACCCGAGGACGAGGCCGAAGATATTGCCGAGGACGAGGCAGAGGCTGGTAGCACTGATTGACATCGGGGCGGCGTGTATGCCAGTCACCGAAGAGATTCAGACATTCGCAGCGTTTCAAGGCAAGGTTTCAGGAAACACCATCATGGGTGTTTCGCTGATCCAAGAAGGCCCGGCGCTTGGTCATGGGGTGTTCGTGGACAAGCGTTCGCTCAACAAGTTTAAGTCCTTAGCAATCGAGAAGGGCCGGGTGAAGGCAAAGCTGAATCACTTCTCGTCGGTCGAGGACACGGTTGGCTATTACGAGAACTTCCGAGTCAGCAAAGGCAAGCTTCTCGCTGACCTGACCTTGTTCGATGCGCACAGCGGAAAGGAGATGCTGCTGGAGATGATCAATGAAATCCCGTCCGCTTTTGGCGTCTCCTTGATGTTTGCAGCGGATGCGCCAGAATTGGACAAGGAAAGCGGCAACTACATGACCCGCCCACGCGGCTTATACTCGGCTGACTTTGTAGACACACCCGCAGCCAATGCTGACGGCGTGTTCTCGGCTGATCAGATTGACAGTGACGAAGATGTTATGCCAATTGACCCACCGGCGCCTGCGCCAGAACCTCAAGTTGATTTTTCCGCCATCATCGCGGAGCAGTTCGCCGCTTTCACTGCTAAGTTTGACGAAGTGGCTACGCAGTTTGCCGCCGACAACGCCAAAGTGCTCGCCGAGTGCGAACAACTCAAGGCCGATCTGAAAGCGTTGCAGTCTGGCAACAGCGACATCGAGCTACAAGCTCGCTTAGCCGCCGCCGCTCCTGCTCCTGCTGCTTTTGCCGCTCCTATTAACGAGCCAGAGGTTAAGGTACCAGCCATCTCCTACCACGAAGCCAAGAATCAAGCCATCGGAACGGCCACCGGCCTCGATCGCTTAAAAGCGGTTCGCGCGTTCACTGAAAAATTCCCAACCGAAGCGGCCTACGTTTCGGCCAACTCATAACAACTTTCTCTCAAGACCATGCCACAAGCCAATCTTCTCGATATTGCCAAACTCAACGGCTCCGACACCATTGTCGGGCTGATTGAGGAAACGCTGACCTACGCTCCCGAGGTTCAGATTATGCCAGCGCGCACCATCCGAGGCACCAGCTACAAGATCGCGTCGCGCGTCTCGTATCCGGGCGTCGGATTCCGTGCCGCTAACGAAGGATCGACCCCGAGCAAATCGGAGTTCGAGAATCAACTCATCGAGTGCTACATTCTCAGCGGTGCAGTGCAGGCCGACGTTGCGGTGGCTCGCGCTTACGAGGACGGAGAACAAGCGTGGAAAGACATCGAATCCATCGGTGTAATGCGCCAAGCGATGATTGAACTCGGCTCGCAGGTGATTTACGGAACCAGCGTTGATTCCAAGGGCTTCCCTGGCTTGCAGGCGATTCACACCGCTTTCAACTCCGGACTCGTAGTTGGTGCTGGCGGTAGCACTGCTTTGTCCTCCGTTTACGGCATCAACACCGACACCCAAGGCGTTCAGCTCGTTTTCGGTTCCGGTACTACCTTTGAACTGGGTGAGTGGCGCATCGAAAATGTGGGGACTAGCTCGGTCTATCCTGCTCACGTTGCAAACTTGACCGCTTGGGTCGGGATGCAGGTTGGCAGCAAATACAGCGTTGGCCGGTTGAGCGCCGTCGGCAGCGACTCCGGTGCCGGTGTCACCGATGCGCGTCTGGCTGAATTGCTCAGTAAATACCCGGTTGGGTACCGGCCAAACTACTGGTTGATGAACCGCCGCTCGGCGTTCCAGCTCCAGTCAAGCCGTTCCACCGCCTTCTCCGCCCTCGGCAGCAAGTCCGCCACCGGTGCCGAAGTATTCGCTCCGTTGCCACTTGAGTCCAACGGTATCCCAATCGTCATCACCGACTCGATCGGTATCGCTGAGTAATTAAGCGCATCACATCTAAAGAATTATTACAATGGCTAACGAATTTTCTCGAAACATTCAGGACGCGGACCTGACCAAGGCTCGGCTTCTGACCGCCTCTGACGGCAACGTCCAGTCTCCTGACCTCGACCTCGGCACTAACTCAAAAGGGTTTTTCCCTGAGAATGCCGAAGTAGAAGTCTTGATCCCTGCTTTGACTGCTACGCAGCTCGCATCAGCGGACACGATCACCATCCTCTTGCAGGGTGGATCAACGGCCACTCCGACGACCAGTTTGGGTCTCTCGGCGGTTCTGACCGGCACAGGCAGCGCAATCCCTCAAACATCCTTCCGATTTCGGCTGCCTTCTCCCGCTCCGCGCTACGTGAACGCCAAGTTCACCACAGCCGGCACTACGGGCGACATGAGCGCGGTAAGCGCCTCAGTCAGACTGCTGACCTAATTTTTGGTGTTGGGTGTTTTCATCGTGGGCGGCTGACAGGGTTCTATCCTTGTCAGCCGCTTTTTTGTATGACCTACGCTCAACGCATCGCCTCCGCGCATGGACGCATCCGCACCAAATTTGGAACGGATGCCAGCGGCGCGCAACTTTACGTGTGGCATAACAACGTGCAGATTCACGCCTACCAGCCGACCGGCAAGAACAGCCGGAACCTGATGGCTCAGATCATCGTCAAGGACGACACGGTGAGCGTGATTGCGACGAAAGCGCAGTTTACGACCGTGCCAAAGATCAACGACGAGATCAAGATGGGCACAGTGCTGGCCACAGCGGTCATCTACCGCATCGACAGCGCTGCGACCACGCAGATCCGCCCGTTTTACGATCTGGAGCTGATTGACCCAAACATGGAGGCGACGGCGGCATGAGTTTGATGGTGAAGTTTAACACGGCGCTGCTTGAAAGGGCAATGGCCGACTACAAGAGGATGAAGAAGAAGACCGACGCATCGGTCGTGAATAAAGCTATGCGGTTTTGGCTTCCGTTTGCATCGGAAAAGGTGAAACGTCGTTCAATAACGCCTGCAAAGGTGCGGATAGAACTGACTGGCCAAGCAAAAAAGTTTAGTCGAGCAGAAAAGAAAAAACGCCACCAGCTAACCAACACGGTAGCGGCTGAGATTATCGCGGCCCGCATTAGAAAAAAACATGGCGTCAAGTATTTTCCAAAAGCTAGTAGTGGGGCCAAATCAGCGTCTTTTGTCAGCGACTTTTACGAGACAGTCGAAAGGTTTGTAAATGCGCGTGTTCGCTCGGTGGGATTCTTGGCTGCTGGGTTCATTCCAGCCTACAAGGCGTTCAACGTGCCAAGGATCGGAATGCCTCGCAATCAGAAGCGGTTTAAGGGCCATTCAATCGGCACCAAGGCTGTCCCGGCATCAAATGGCAAAGTCCATGCGTTCGCCAGCGTGCAACGCTTAGGCGCGTACCTCATCGCACCAAAGGCATTCAGTTCATCCATTCCAGAGGTGCGTCGGCAGTTTATCAAATGGATGGCAGAGGACGTAAAAGACGTGGCTAAGAAAACAGGATTCAAGAAATGATCACCTACCCAATCTGCCCCTCCGACCGACTACAGCGGCGCCTGATTACGGTGCTCGATGACGAGCTTTTGCCGTTGTCCGCATTTACCGGCTTTACACTCTGCGACGACCGCGAAAACGATGAGGTCAAGCTACCTTTTATTGTGGTGAGGGTGACCGAATCCGACGAGATCCCGCAGGCCGGGACCGTCTGGCACTGCCGACTGAACGTAAACATGGTGGAGGATCGGCAGGAGGCGAATCTAACGCTCGGTGCGGACGCTCGACCTAGGCACGAGCTGCGGGCGGAAAACATTTCCGCGCTGCTCTTTGGCGTGTGGGACACGACCACACTGGGCCAGAAGATCAACGCAATCAGCAACGGCCAGGGCGTTTACGTGCTCAAGCAGCACAGTAACAATATGACGCCGGGGTCGAGCGAGAATGACACGCTCTCGACGGAGTACGCATTCACCATCATCTGCGCATCGACGCAGCAATGATTGACATCAACTCTTAAAATATGCCTGCTGTAGCCGCTTTGATCCAACACGGAAACATCCCATCCTCGACGCTGCTTGATGAGAGCAATGCCGTGACACCGGACATCCTCGTTCAGTCTTTGACGATCACCGCTGCGCGTGATGAAAAGGCTTATCTTAACGCCGCCGGGGCCACCTTCGGGCTTGAGTACCGCAACCCAACGATCACCTTTGCGTTCGATGGTTACCTGTCCAATAAGACTCTTGGACTGGCCAACCAGCATCCAGGGACGGAAGTGACCACTCTAGCCAACTTTGCTGCCCTCACCTACGGGTTTGACCCGAATGACGGCACCATGATCTTCATGGACCCAAACCGCTCGGAGACCAACACCGAGATGGCCAAGACTACCTTCTCAGTGAAGCAATACCCATTCGTCGTCTAATTATGGAAAGCTGGATCGCCTGCACGGACGTTGATGTTGCGTCCGCCTTCATGACCATGGGCGTTGTGATGAAGCCAGTAGTGCAGGTGCGGGCGGACAATGGAAAGGAGTACGTCACGATGTACCTTTCCACAACTTCGGTGACAATGCCGGAGATCAACGTCGGGCATCTTATGAAGGCGTTGATGTCGGGCGAGCTGCAAAAGCTCGATCCGCATCATGAATTGCTTGGCTACCTGATGGCTATCAAAAACAGACACGCGGCCAAGCGCGCGCTTGACTCAGCAGAGCGACAAGTGCTAATTACAAGAAAGGGCACCACCCGCACAGCCTATGTGCGCGAATCCATTACCAATAAGGGAATGGAAATGGCTGACCGATTCCTTGCAACTGGCCGACCATGATAGACATTCAAACCCAAGAGGACGACGGGATTTCACTAGTGAACCTGCCAAACGAGCAGGAGCAGCGCAGAACAGACGCATTCAATGCGGCCTATGAGTGGAAGGGGAAAACCTTTGAAGGCGTCTCGTGCTCGCGGAAAGACATCTGGGTTTCGATGTGCCACAAGTCCGGCTTCCCGACGCTTGACGCCTGCTTTGACGAGTTCTCGCTATTCGCGCCGCTCAGCAAGGTGCTGATTTTCGTTTGCATCACGCCAACCGCGCAACTCCGCAAGCTGCGCGCACAAGGCATCCAAGCGTTGATTGATGCGTGCGATGACTGGATCGACGCCAACATCAAGATTTCAGAAGAGCGTGACGCAATCAGCCTTGGGCTGCGCATCCTGAACGACTCAACGGCCAATCAGTCCGAGGTGGTGCAAACAGCCGGCGCCGAGGGAAAGCGTTAGCCAGTCCGGTCTTTCAAGCGCACTACGTGTCATTGGTGCGACCCGTGACCGGACTGACGGAGCAGGAGGTTTTGTGGGAGTTGCCGCTGTGTCGGGGGCTTGCCTATTTGCACATTGCGCTGGTCAAGGAAGGCATCGAAACCCAGTGGGTCGGGCACGACATGATGGAAGACGAGACCATCAAGAACGCGATGGATTACATCCAGCGGCGTAAGACGAATCGAGTTGTCAACTCATTGACATAACCAACAAGTTCATGGCAGCTACGCTAGACGCATCACTCAGGCTTGATTCCAGTCAATTTACGACCGGGCTGGACGGCGCGATGAAGAGCACGAATGCGGCGGTGTCGAAGATGTCGGCAACGTTCTCGATGCTGAAGAACATTGCTATCGGTGGCGCCATCGGGTCGGCTTTTGTTTCTGTAGCAAAAGACATCACTTCAACTTACATCGAAGCGGAAAAGCTCCAGAACGCGTTAAAGGCCACAGCAGGAAACGACTTTTTGGGAATGCAGCAATATGAGCAGCTGAAAACTCTTTCGTCTGAAATTGGTCTAAATATGGGTGTTGCGGCCAAGGCAACTCTTCAGCTCCAAGCGGCTGGCATGAGTGCAGCGAACGCATTCAAAACGATCAGAACGCTCCAAAATGCAATCGCATCTGGAGGTGGAGGCAGCGAAGAGCTGGGCCGGTTTATCTACGGCTTGCAGCAGCTTTACGCATCGCCTAAGCCGTTAGCCGAGGAACTTGGTCAGTTGAAAGAAGCTCTTCCAGTCACCGCTAAACTTCTCACTCAAGCGTTTGGATCTGCTCGCGCGGAGGACTTGCAGAAGCTGAACCTAAGCGGAAAGCAGGTGGCTGAAACATTGCTGAAAATGGCTGAGGCCATGCCTAAATTGGAACGCGGGCTAGGCGGTCAAATTGATGCTATTAAAGCAAAATTTGATACGTTAAAAGAGATGACCGGAGAGAGCAGTTCTGGATTTACAAAAATGCTTGCAGGCGGGCTGTCGGCCTCTTTAGATTATATAATCAAAAAACAAAATGAGATTAAAGCTAACGAAGAAGCGGTTTCTCTAAAGTTTTTGGGCAGTAGTGTTGCCATTGAAGAGGAAGATCAAAGAAAGCTCCTTCGCGCATTGGACCGGCAGAAAAAAGCGGAAGCAGATTCCTTGAAAGCAGCGGAAGATCGCAAGAAACTCCAAGAGAAGCTCGACCAAGGGAATAAAGAGAACGCAGAGCTAGACCGTGCGCGTTGGGCGTGGGAAGAGCAGTTCAAAAACGAGCAAGCCGCCAAAGAGAAACAAGCACAAGACGACGCCAAGAAGGCAGCCGATCAGGCCATCTCCGACGCCAAGGAGCTGCTGAGTTTGCACGAGGACACGGTGCGCAAAATCAAAAGCGTACAGGAATCGGTGTACTCGGCTCAGCAGTCCATGGCCGGATCTGATGCGGAGAAGCTGACCAATGCCAAAAAAGCACTGGAGGCAGAAGGCGATGTCTTGATGGGCGACGATCCGGGAGGGTTCGACAAGCTGACTGTCTCAGCGTTCGAGGATGCGGTCAAAAACGGACGCAACGTGACAGAAGGGCAAATCGAGCAATACAACCGCATTATCGGGCTTAAGGAAGAGATTCTTGGGCTGGAGCAAAGCATCACAGACGAAGCCGAAAGAGGGGCACTAGAGCTGCGCGACCAGAACCGCGAAGCTGTGCAACGCTCGATCGAAAAAGCGGGACGCACGCCAGCGGAGAGGAAGCAGGAGATCCGGGACAATAACGACATGCAACGCCAACGCCGCAGAGCGTTCAATGACGACGTGCGGGACGAAATGACACGGCTAAAAAAAGAGGCTGAGGAAAAGAACAAGGGCAGGAACATCCTTGACCGAGAAAGAACGGATCGCGAAGCATTCCGCGAACAAGCGAGAAAAAACATCACGCCAAAATGGGCAGACGCTCTTCCTAAAGAGGCGACACTTGTGGACATTAGAGACATTCTCAAAAACCTTGCAGCCGCTTAACCATGCCAACGCCACCAACAAACCATACGCATTGGCCGGGATCAACTGACCCAATCCTAGCAGAGAACGGACTGCGCTTGTCTGTGTCCGAAAGCGGCTGGGACACCATGACTCTGAAGTACTGGGGGCGGACCGACACGCCTGCAACGTATGCGGCTACCCACTTCGCAACCGGGATGCAGCCAGCGTTCTATCCGAACATGTACTTCAACGGCGTGAGTGTCACGCAGGAGGGATCGAACATCTACTCGTTTGACGTGCAGGCGGCGGGGCTACTCGGCGCGCAGGCGGTCAAGCGCACGGTGTCGAGCAAGATCCAGAGTTACAAAAGCGGCCTAGGCACGGTGCCGGGGACTGGAAACGAAGGCGAGATTCAGGGGCAATACATCAACCTTTCCTGCACGTTTCACCAAGTGACGGAGTTCTTTCCTAACACCGCCACAAGGCCGGAAAACGCTATCGCACTCGGGCCGCTGCCATTCCCTCCAACAAACCCGTTTACGACAGAACCGACAACGCCAGTCTACAACTACCCATTCGGCTGGATTCAGGACGGGCTAGAGATTGAGACGATCAACGGCGACGGAGTGTCGATCTACTTGGTAAAACAGAGTATGGTCTACATCTACGAATATATGCCTGGTTGATATGCTGCCAGAACTTCCAGTCATCGACCCGAAGGTCAACGGCGGACGGTCGGGCTTTTTGCTCAACCGGCTGGTCGATCGCATCAAACTCCAGCGGCTGCTCAGCTCGGAAACGGTCATCATCACCGAGACCAAGGACGGACAGATTATCGACCGCCTTGGCTCTGGCGGAGTGGCAGCTCCTTTCGCTCTAGGCTTTGCTGTGTCGCTCGATGGGACGAATGTGGTAGTCGCACCCGGCAAGTTGCTGTACCCGCTCTGGGGGGCAATTCTGGGAGACAATCCGACGCCGGGCGACTGGCAGCGAGAGGTCAATTACATCGGCGGCACCTTGACGGGCACGGTGACACAAGTCTGGCTCAGCGTGCTGTGGTCGGAGAGCGACACCACTACGACCGGACCGCTTGGCACGACCACTTACAACATCTCCGGTGCTGCGGGCGGACGTGGTGGTGGTGGTGGTGGCGGTGGTGCAAACAGCGGAGTGTGGCCGGATATTGTGGGAAGAGATGGCTCAGGCGGAGACAGCGGAGATTTCACCGGTGTTGGCGGCCAAGGAGGCATTGTGGAGGATATTCTTACAACTCCGCCAACTAGGGTGACCGGACTCGGCAACAGCTACGGCGCCAGCGGGGGTGCTGGGGGCTACGGCGGCGCAGGGGGAGAAGGGGGCAGTGTTACTTTCACACGCGCAACTAAGGGCACGGCGCAGATCCGGAAATGGTCGATTAATGGCATCTCGCTACACACGGCCAAAGGTGCATCGAGCGAGGCAGTCTCATGGATTCAACTGGCGACCATTAGCGGGACCAGCATCACGCAGCATGTTGCTGGCAGCATCTCAATCACGCCACCAGCAATCACTTTCATCATCGCCTAAATGCTGCCGGACATTCCAAACTTTAACCTCGGCGACGTTTACGTTTTGACCGGTAAAACGCTCGAAAAGATCGTGCGGCGGATCACGATGCAGACGCCAATCGAGGGCGCCAACATTCGGCTGGAGGAGACGAATGCGGGCATTCTGCTACACGCTGACCAGCAGGTGGAGGTGGCGCCAACGGTCGCCATCAATCATGACTTCAAGGCGTCACTACCGGCCACCAACTCTCTCGATATTACGGTGGGTCGGGTCATCGGCACCACATGGGGAACGCCAACCATGAGCAACCCTTTACCGACTGACTGGCTAGCGGAACAGTTTACTGTCGGGCCTTCTACGCTGGCTGTGGCAGACGGTCAAAGCGTGTGGTTGCGCATCCAGCTTTCACAGACCGACGCAAATATGAGCGGCGCGCTTTCGGCTATAGGCGCGGCAAATTTGTCGGTCACGACCGGCGGCGGCGGTGCGGGTGGTGACGGTGGTGGCGGCGGGGCCGGTGGAGATGGCACGGTCGGATCTACTGGCGCAACCGGTGAGGCCGCATCAGGACAAACTGCTGGCAGTCCCGGCTACTACACGCCTGGAGGAGTTAATTCGACATCAAACTCCGAATCAGGAACGCCAGCAGAAGGTGGAGATGGAGGCAACGGAGCAGCAGGCGGAAACGGACAGGCAAAATCGTTTACCCACTACACGAATCTTTCAATGGTGTTTAGGCGCTGGCAAATCACTTCTGCCAGTCTTGAGGTTCACACAACTAAACCGACTGCATCGCCAGCCACCAACATTTACGTTCGCATTGCATCACAAACGAACGGCGTGGTCACTCAATATCATGCTGGCTCGTATCACGTAACGCTGCCAGCAGCTACCTTTATCAGCTCCTTTGTTCCCTGATTTTCCCAACTTCTTTGGCAATCTGCATTATTTCCTCAAGGGGAAAACGCTGGCCATGTTCCGCAAAGCCATCTACGAACAGATGCCGATTGCTGGCAACGGAATTACGCTGCAAGAGACCGAGGACGGAATCATCGTCTCAAGCAAGCAGGGCAGAGCGACGGCCACATCCAGCGTTATCGACTTCACCGGCGTTCTGTCCGGCGAGAACGTCATCATCCTGGGCGGCAAAGTGCTGGGCGTTTCGTGGAGTACCTACGATGTGAACAACCCAAGCAGCGGTGGCTGGACTGAATCGGTGGCGACTGTAGCAGGCGCAACTTTAGCGGTGGCTACTGGGTTCTCTGTTTGGCTTCAGATCGGATTTACGCCATCAACAGGCCAAGTAGTCGGTGCTCTCTCGACTGCGGATCAAGAGACGCTCACCGTCGTCGGCGGCACGGGTGGCGGTGGTGGTGGCGGCGGCGGCGGCGGATGCGGAGGCAAGACCACAGGCGGAGAAGGGGCAAATGGCGTGGCTGGAGGCAATGGGTCAAGCGGCTCTCCCGGCACTGGTGGCGGTGGTGGCGCCGCCGGAACAAACTCTCCACCTTCAGAACCAAAAAATGCAGGAGATGGAGGCCAAGGCGGGTACGGGGAAGGCGGCGAGGAGGGATTGCTTGTGCAATTTCAGAATTACACGAAGGCTGCCGCAAACATCCGAAAATGGACGGTATCGAGTGCGTCCTTTGTGGTGTCGGCCAGCAAGCCTTCTTCTAGTGCGACAACCGCCAACCTCCGACTTCTAACCCGATCCGGATCGACCATCACGCACCATCAAGTCGGCAGCGTGTTTATCAGCCTGCCGACTGTCACCTTCATCTAAGATTGACATCCATCGTGTTTTCATGCCGAACATCTTCGCGTTGACGCTTAAAGCGCAAAACAGCTATCCGGGCAACTCGGTCATTCCCTCCGCAACTCAGCAAGTGCCTGACTTGATCGTGCGTGAGGAGAGCTTGATCTCGGGGGTGTTTGAGGCTTATGGCAGCGGAGCAGTCAACACCCTGACGGTCAACTCAAGCTTTCAAATTAGCTCAGTCCTTAACGGTGGCACGGCTGCATTGCTTACCAATCCGATCACAAATGCCACTCTGGTTTTTAACAACCTAAAAGGCTTTTATGTGACCGTGACTCGCCGTGACCCTACTGTTGCGCCTGCGTCGGTGCAGCCAACGGCAACCGCGCCGTCAAGCTCTCTGGTTATTGGAACTGGCACCAAAACATTCACAACTCAAACAGGTCTAGCCTATGTGGCCGGGATGCGGGTGAGAGCGACTGACGTGGCAAATGCGGCAAACTACATGGAGGGAACTGTCACGAGCTACACCACGGGGACTGGGGCTCTTGTGATGGGTATTGATCGGGTCGGCGGGGCTGGCACTACGGTTGCAAGTTGGACATTAACCGGCATCGTTTGCGCTCAGCTTACGGCAACCGATTTTTGCGGGCTTACAATGTCTCCAGCAATCTCGATTCGCGAAAACGGTTCATTCCTTTACAACGCTGCGTCGGCTGTAAAAACAGCTAACGGAAATGTTTTGAGTGTTTTCCTTAATGGAACAACCGGACTCAACGTCAACATCTTGGTTCTAGGCTCTTAATCTTATGCCATCCACATTCAAACTTTCCACGCTGCTCCAAAACTCCTACGCAGCCAGCGCCGTCCGCGCTCCCATCCGGCATTCGGTGCCAGAGATTAACGTATCACTTGCGGATCAGTGGAGTGTTGCGGCTGAGTTCACTGCCAATTCTGCCGGAAACATCACGATCGGCTCAGGCGTGTTGTCGATCACGGTTAACGGTGTCGCGCAGCTTGATCCAATCACGCGCGCAACCATCATCCCTGCTCGGGTGCTGGGCTATATCATTTCGGTGGCAGGCCCAGCCAATGGTTCCGTTGCGGTTGCCTGCTCGGCATTTGGCAAAATCACGTTCACATCAATCAATGTCGGCGTCGGCGGGGTGCTTAACATTTACAACCCGAACGCGGGTAACGCTACCGCTGCTGAAGCCTTGACCATCACACCTTCCGGCGTGGGGTATACGGTCAGCGTTGTCGCCTATGGCTCCGCCAACGTGCTGCCATAACCATCCGATACTGCGCTCGGTAGCGTGCGAAATCATAGTATCGCATATCGGTTCGACTCCGGTTGCAGTAGCCATTGACAGACCGAATGCGATCAAGACATGGAACCTGTCACGCGCGAACAACTTCAGGACTTTGAGTCAAAACTCAAGATCCTCGACTTAGTGGTCAAACTAGGCTGGGCGCTGCTTGTCGGCGCTTTTATGCTGGGCACATGGGTGGCGGCGATCCAGATCGCGATTAACAGGCAGACTGAATCGCTTAGGGACGTGAAGGACGCGATTGGCGCGACCAACAGCACAGTCCGCAATCTGGAGATCAAAGACAGCGCAGACACGCAACTACTGCGGTCGATAGTCGAAAAGCTCGACAAAATTGACAACAAGCTCAACCCGTAATGCGCACACCCGGACACCCAATCTTTGGCAAGCGGCCAGAAGTCCGGCGCGCGAAAGATCTAGCGGGTAGGCCGGTCATCAAATCAAACATCATCCACGCTACGACCATGAAATGGCTATCAAACAAGATCCTGCCGTTTCTGCTCAATTGGAAAACGACGCTGGCCGGGGTGGCTCTTATTTTGCACGGATTGGGCGCTGTGGTCGATGCACTGCTGCGCGTGACTGATGGGGTGCCGCTGACGCTGGAAGGGCTGCAACTGGCAACTGGTGAGATCATAGCGGGTGCTGGTTTGATTGCTGCGCGGGACGCCAACAAATCGAGCCAAGATTCTAAAGTGCGATGAAAACCATTCTGCTCATTCTCGCGCTTGGCTCGTGCTCGTGTGTCAGCATCCAGCAGATGCCAGACGCATCGCTCTTCCCGGACAAGAGCGAAGACTGGCGCGACGGCTTCAAGGCAGGGATGATGGAAGGCTTGCTTTTGTCGGTGACACTTGCTTGGTGAGCTTATGAAATTCTTTACATGGTTCAAATCACTCTGGCATCGCGATGCGGTAGCCAAGGCCACCGAAACTGCGCGGCTGCTAGTCGCTGGCTTGTCGAACGAGCAATTCCAAGTCATCGTGGACAATGTGACGCTGGCCAGCAAGATGCCGGTGTCCGGACTCGATAAAGCGATGCGGGTGCGGGAGATCATCACATCTCCGCGCTTTACTCTGACGCACGGCACACCTCCCTGGGTGCAGCAGGGGATCGACTTTGCTAGTGTCATCGTGCAGCTCGCGTGGGTCGTCGCCAAACTTACCAAGCGCATCTGATGCCAACGCTCCAAGCACTCCTTCACGTCGCGTTCTTCGCTCTCATGGTTGTATGCTGGTTTTTCATGCTTGGCTGGATTCTGAGTTCTTTTTCCCCATGACAAAACAGGACATCCAACTGATGCAGGAAAAGATCGGCGTCGTTCCTGATGGTGTGTGGGGGCCCAAGTCTCGTGCTGCCTGCCAGAAGCATCTCGACCGCTTGCGACCAGTGCCGGTGCAGTGGCCGATGCAGGACGACCAATCGCTTATCGCGTTCTACGGTCAGCCGGGTGACGAGAGCAATCTGGTCAATCTATCGGTCTCCGACCTTGGCGTGCATTACGAAAGCCAAGCGGTCAAAACTATTCGCTGCCACACGCGGGTCGCATCCAGCCTACATCGCGTGCTGACTGCGATCAGCAAGACGCATCCGCACGTGCTCAAGCAATACGCGGGCTGCTACAATGACCGCAACATGCGCGGCGGATCGCGCAAGAGCTTGCACGCTTGGGGCGCTGCGATTGACTTAATGGCAGGATCAAACGGCAATAATACCGCCTGGCCGACCGACGCATCCATGCCGCTGGAGGTCATGGAGTACTTTGCCGACGAAGGCTGGCTTTCCGGCGGGGCTTATTGGAGCCGCGATAGCATGCACTTTCAAGCCACACGATGACTCGTACAATCTCACTCACCGAAACGACCGCCGACCTTGGGATGCTGCCGGTGTTCTCAACGACGCCGCTGCTAATCACGGGCGCCGTCCCAGCCGCTCCGGCAATGGATGAATGGGTGCTGGAGTTGTGGAAACGCCAGAACGATGCCAGAGAGGTCGGAGCAACTCCGCTGGCATCATCGGCGGGGTACGTTGCAGGGGGCGCCGTCACGTTTGTTCTGACCGCCGCACAAATGAATCTCGTGCTCTCCGACGAGATCAACAGCAACAATTATTGGATTGCCATTGGCGGGCTCGACAGCAACGGCTTCCCTTACCTTCTAAGATCCGGCAACATCGAGGTGATTCCGTCCGGCTTGTCACTAACGCCGGTGACCACCATCGCATTCTCCGTGGTCAATGAGGTTGTGTCCTTTGCTTACAACGGTGCGATCTACCGATTTGATGCAGTAACCGACACACCACCCGGACCGATTGACGGGGAGGTCACAGTTATTGATGGGATGATCGTCGTCACCGTTGATGGTGTCAGTTATTCCGTCCCTGCTGTTTCCTAATGAGCGCCGTCACTACGCCAACCAATGTTTCACTGATCCAACGCGACGCTTCCGGCGACAATCAATGGATTGATCTGCTTGGGAGCGCAAACACCAACAAGGCGATCGGGTTTAATGGGTCGGGAGTGCTGGCTCCACTTTCTGCGGCATTGGTAGGGGCGGCCAATACATTCACCACCGACCAGACAATTCAAGGCAAGCTGACGGTGCGTGCGGTTGTTGGCACTGACGCCAACGTGACTGCCGCAGCCATTGACTGGGCGACCGGCACGAGCTTTTACAAGACGCTGGCGGCAAATACGACGTTCACATTTTCCAACGCGCTGCCGGGTCAAGGCATTACGGTCGCAGTGACCAACACAAGCGGTAACTACATCGTCACGTGGCCAGGGACAATCAAATGGCCGAACGACTCAATCCCGGTGCAGAGCATAGGAGCGAGGACGGATGTCTACTCATTCCGCAACATTAACGGCATCGTCTACGGTGCGGTGGCGCAGAGTGCCGGCGGAACTGAATCATTCGCCAATACACAGGCCCGGCTGGCGTCGGTGCCTTACAAACTCGGCTTGATCGGTGTGCAGGTCGATACACTGGAAGTCTGGGTGTCGATTGGCGTCACGGCTGGTGATTGGCAACTGGTCAGCGGTGCGGGTGGAGTGCCCCCATCTCACACACATTCATTCTCTGAGGTGCATTCACTGCCAACGGTGGCGCCGTCGCTCACGGACACGATTGGCATTCCACTTGGTGATGCGGGCGGCACTCTTTCTCACTGGGCATCAATCAATCTCCTGCTGGATCTGGCGCGTGTTCCGCGTTCTGGGCGCGATACCTTGCTATCGCTCAATGATGCAGGCGTCACGCTCACTGATGCGCAGATCGTCGCCATCAACACGTTTTACCAGTACGTCGATGCAATGGGCATGATCAGCGGTAATACCAGCCGCTCGCGTCTAATGCTGCCAGTCTGGGCCAGCAACATGCAAGCCAACCTTCTTGACTGGCTGCATCCGGCAAGCACCAGCCGACCATTCATTCGCAACTCATCGACCGGCGCCAACAATGCCGGTGATTTTACGCAGCCGGGCGGATACATCGCGCCGACCGGAGTGACTAACTCCGGCATGATCGACTTTGATTCAACCGTGGCACAAGTATGGGAGGAAACGGACTACTCTTTAACCTATTACTCGCATTCGCCACCGCTGACGGACGACAACACCATGATCGGTGCGCGGAACGATGCAGTCTCGGGCGGAACGAATCGGTGGTTTACCACGTCACGCAGCACGACCACGCCGGGCGTGTTCCGGGCGGCGGTTGGATCGACGGGCGGCAGTTTACATGTGAACCTTGGTCTGCCGGAGCTTTATGTGGGTGGAACGGTGGGCGCGTTAAATCCGCTGGGCTTGATCCACTTTGCTCGCAAGGGGACGCTATTCAGCACCCGGAGACGGCTGGCGGCGGGTATCGCAGACACGACGGATTTGACGACTTCAAACACCAACGCAAACGCCATTATCCGGGACAACAAACTGGGCGGGTTTCTCTTCTACAACGGCAACACGACCGGCAGCCTACTTGGGCCGGGTGGCATCTTGCACAACCAGCCTTCGTCTCTCTTCTATATTGGCCGGGCTATTGGTACTACTGGCGCGGCAACGGATACATTCTCTTTGATGCTTTTCAATCTGGCTATAGCAATGGGGGCTCCTTCAGTATGAACAACCGCGAACCATATCTTGCTGAGCTTCGCTCACACCGTGGCAACCTTCTAGGGCAGCCAGAGCACACAGTGCAGAGCTACAATGCCGTTGCCAAGGCAGGTGTTGCCATGATCGAGCTTGACCTGCATTTGACATCTGACGGGGTGCCAGTGTGCATTCACGATGCAACCGTGGATCGCACGACCAACGGCACCGGGACGGTGGTCAGCAAAACACTGGCACAGATCAAGGCGCTGGATGCAGGGGTCGATTTTGGACCATCGTATGCCGGGCAGCAAGTGCCGACGCTGGTGGAGGCGTTGCTTGCGATTAAACCGTATCGGGTGCGCGTCATGATCGAGCCGAAGGTGGCCGGTACAGAGAACGCCATGCTCAACGCGATTCAGCAGGCGGGCTTTCCACTTGAGCGCGTCACGCTCCTGGCCGGTCTATTCTTTCCGTCGGTAAGCGCGGCAACCATGCGACCATACTTCCCAACCGTGTCCATCTATTGGATCGCGACCGGGCCGCCATCGGCGTTCGGCGAAGCAGGTTTAACCACTTTCAAAAACCAAGGCTATGACGGCATTTCCTACTGGCCGCCTGCTGGCGGAGCAGTCTGGGGGCCGGAGGAAACGGCACTGATGCAGCGTGTTGGGCTTGGGTATGCGCGCTATGGTTTGGCTGGTGGTGCATCTGAAATCTTTGGCAGCGGTGCAAATGTCTACCTGACCGACGATCCAACAACGGCGGTTTCGACTGTGGCTACCGCCAACTTCAACGCATTCAAGGCAGCGTATGCAATTACTGTTGGCAGTGACGGTCTCTACAACGATCCGGACAGCGACGGCTTCACCAATTTTGAAGAGATGATTTACGGAGGCAATCCGATGTCATCACGGCGCCTGCCAGCGACAGGGCCATCGGTGCAGATCGTGGAAGCGGGCGGAGTGCGGACAGCCTACCTGACCGCAGTACCAGCAGCCACCAGAATGTTTGTCACTTGGTACTTTGCTCCGCAGTGGAGCGATGACGGCATCACATGGACGGACGTGCCAAGCACATCGTTTACCACTCTCAACAATGGCTATCCTCGCGACTTGAGCCATCGCTTTGTGGTCGATATGGGACCAGTGCTGCCGACCAACACCAAGCGGGTGCGGTTGTATCCCAAGCTCTTCCCGATGCCCTAAGATTGACACACCGCACGCAATTAAGCCATGGCCACACAAACCTTCAGCCTCGCAGCAGGCGTCACGAGCGCGTCCTTGACGGTCACGCCAAACACCATTTACGGCATCGAAGCAACGCAGCCGGTGTACGTGCTGGCCACTAACGGCGCTTTGATTGCGGAGATGGGCGTTAAGGATGCAATCAACATCATCCCGACCAACACGCCGATCACGATCAAGGCCAAAGACTCCAACACCGCGACCAGCACGGGCACAGTAGTCGGCGCTTAACGCATGACCTCCAACCTCACATCATTCATCGCTCCGGAGCTCCCGGCGCAGATTCCGGTGGCGTACTCGCCGACCGATGAGCTGCTGATGATGATTGGTGCGACGCTCGGCGGTGCGGCTCCCGCAGGCCCGCACCACGTTTACATTGACGCCGTGTCAGAAGACAAGGTGCGCGTCGGATCGGCGGGCGATCTAGTCGTTTACATTTAATACCATGGCCAATCTCAATCTTTCTCAGTTCACAGAAAAGACGTTCGTAGCGGATGCCGACTGGGTGTTCGTGTGGGACACGGCGGGCGCTATCTCGAAGAAGGTGAGCCGGAATAGTTTGTTGAATAGTGGGACGCTTGCAGGTGCGTCGGCTCCGATTACGGTCAGTCAGACGTGGAATGATGCGGCGGTGGCGTTCACGGCGTTAAAGGTGAATGCAATCAGCACGGCGAGCGCGGCTAGCTCTTTGCTTTTGGATTTGCAGGTGGGTGGAACAAGCAGATTTTATGTAAATAAAGCAGGAGCTGTTAGCGCTTTTAATTATAATGGTCTTAATGGTATCGGGCTAGGCACTATGCAGATTGCTTCAAGTGCCGCCTCATATGGTTACCATATGGCACGAGATTACTGTGTGACGTGGGGAGGAAATACTACACTAGATGGAAGCATTGAGGTTTCCTTGTGTCGCGATGCAGCCAACACCCTAGCCCTCCGCAACGGCACCAACGCGCAGACGTTCAATGTTTATGGGACGAGTTCGTCGAGCAACACCGTCTACGAGCGGATGTTTGCGAAGTACAACGGGACCGATCTTGCTTTTCAAATCGGGACAGAAACGGCAGGTGCTACGCTGCGTCCCCTCGATTTCGTAACGGGCGGATCACGCCGCATGACCATTGGCACGACCGGCAACGTCGGCATCGGCACGACGGCTCCTAGCAGACCTTTAACCGTTGTTGGAAACGTTAGCGGGGTTAATCTCTGTTTGTTACAAAACACAAATAGCGCAGGGTATACAGAGCTTGCATTTGACAATGACACAGCCTTTGCAGGCAATTTAGGTGGGTTTGTCTTTGGATTAGGTGGAACGACGACTCCCTCTCCAAACGAAGCATACTTTTTTAACAGGCGTTCTGCGGCAATCTTTTTTGGTACAAACGCCACCGAAAGAATGCGCATCACCGCAGCAGGCAACGTCGGCATCGGCACGACGGCTCCTAGCTCGAAGTTGCAAGTGACAGGTGGCGACGTTGAAATCGAAACGGTCACGAGCGGCATCATCATGAAAGCAGCCGGGACCAGCACCCGCTACCGCATCACTCTCAACGCTGGCGGCACTGCTCTTGTCTTTACTGCAATCTAATCAATTTTCATTATGGCTATCACTCCAGAAGAACCAATCGTCGTCCCCGCTGTCCCTGAGAAAACTTACACGGAGCAGTGGGTGTACAACCTAGTCGTGCACGCGCCGACGCTCACCACCGGCAACGTGCGCATCGAATTGCTGCCCTACGATCCAACCACGCAGGAGATCGGCCCGGGCACGCTCAATCAGCCGGTTTACACCGACAAACTTTGGGAAGCCGTCGCTGCGGTCCCCGAGGTCGCGGTAGCCTTCCAAGCAGTCATTGATTGTGTTGGCCCGCTGCGCACGTGGATCGAAGCGCAAGCCGCGCTTCCTTCTGCGGAGTGACCATTTTGCTGACCTCAGCAATATGGTCTTGATTCCCCTCCTTGCCGCTTCATCCTAGCCTCTCTATGGAACCACAAGCCACTCTCACGCTGACCGAAAAAGAAGCGGTCGCACTCAGCAACCTGATCGACATCGCGGTCAAGTCCGCAGGCATCCAGTCCGCCGGAGCCGCTGCGCACCTGCATCAAAAGCTCTTTGATGCGTGCTCAATCTTCCGCAAGGAGGAAGCGCCGGTGGTTGATGCTGAGGTGGTGAGCTAGAAATCTCTTCCTCTCGGAGCCGCTACCGGGGCCGCATCCGGGTGAAGCGACCCGCATTCCTGTAAAAAGGGGATGCGGGTTTTTTATGTGTTTTGATCTTTTTCTGTTGACGGCGTATTCAAACCGTTTACAAATGACGACATGCAGAACGACACAATCATCACCCTGCGCATCACGCAAGAGCTGCGGGACAAGCTCAGGGCCGCAGCCGCCGAGGTCAACATGCCGCTCTCGGTCTTCCTGCGCATCGTGCTGAGCCGCATCGTCAAACAACCATAACACAATATGAAACCACAACCGATCAAAGATATGGCTCAAGTCTACGCAGCAGCCGCATCACGTCGCCGCCGAATGCTGCGGGACGCCAAAAGCGAAGCCGCGCATTGGTACAAAAATAACCCAGACGACGGGCCGGGCGGGTGTATGTGCATCCTGCTAATCTCGATATTGGCAATTGTCGTCTACAGCGCGCTTTTCTTTGCTTGGATATGAGGAAGCCGACAATCAGCATCCGTTACCGGGTCGTCGTCTTGACCGTCGATGGCAAGATCCTGACCAAAGAATACCAAGCCAAGTCCTACGCCGAAGCACGCAAAAAGGCGGACATGGCAATGGATATTGACCGCATCTTGCAGGTCACAGTTTTAGATTAACGCACAACACTATGAAACACTACGCAATTACGATGAAAATGACCAGCGGCGCCGAGATCCGGCTGGTCTACAAAGCACTGTCAGAGCGGTCGGCAATCGCAGCCGCACACCGCAAGCTCGACTTCCAAGAGCTAATCAAAGTTGAACAGGTAGCTCAGCCAGTAGACATCATCAAGACCAACCGCCGCTTTTGGGTCATCCAGTGTAAGGACATGCACGGCAGCAAAGTAGAGCTGTACTCAACCAGTCCGAATCAGAACACAGTCCGCAACAAGATGCTGAGCCATCCCAAGTGCGAAAGTATCATCCGCATTGATGAGGTTTGCGAGAGCGAATATCTAAAGCGCAGTGCTAAGAAAACTTTGGTCTAATCGGCGAGAGGACCTTAACGCCAAGGGGGAAGATCAACCTCCTATATTGTGAGCGACCCGGCGCTCTGGCTATCCGCCGACCGGGAACTTTTTCAAGGATTTTGGCATGGCCATGCCGGGCGAGTCAAGGCATGGCGAGGCTTGAGCACGGCAAGGAACATGGGCGGGCACATCCGCAAGAACAACAAACCAACACAACAACATGGACAGCGAATCACTACACTCTAACGCACTCATGAACTACGCCGGGCTCCTTTACTCGGCATATATGCGCGAAGCACGCGCGCACCACAACATGACCACACCTACCTGGGCGGACTTTGTCTGCGACCCGCTCAACAAGATCAGCGTCTTTTGCTGGGTCGAGGTGGCGCGGATTGCATTGAAGATCGAGACGGAGGTGCGAGATGCGCAGTTATGAGCGACCAACCCCAACCCCAGACGTGCAGCGACTGCGTGAACTTTTGGCAAACTACCACTTGTCCCGCCGGTAGATGCACTGTCCCGCTTCCTTGGTGGGCTGAACACGCGCTGGAGCCGCTGCATCGAAAAGGCGACGAGGAAGAGTTCTGCGAATGCTTTGAACCAAAACCATGACCACACACACACCACGCACTGATGCCGTCTGGAAAGCGAACACCGACATCGAAGGCTGCATCACCAACATCGAGCCGATATACGTCGAGATGACCAAGATGGAAGAAGAGATCAGCTTTCTGCGCTTTCGGCTGCTCGTGTTGCAATGCAAGACCGGACCAGCGACAACTCAGAAATACGCACTCAACTAAAGATGAAAAAATACGCATTAACCCCACGCACCTTGGCTGTGTACGAAGAATTTGTAGCTACAGACCGCAAGTTTAGTGAGGCTGACGGAACCTACGACGGGCTTAAAATCTGGTGTGTCATGGAACAGCTTGAGCACGAAAACATTTCTCTTCGAGCACTTCTAAAAGAAGCTCTATCTAAAATCCCACATGACGACTAAACAAGCACTTCTCGACCTGCTGCTGCAACAGCAGGAGACCATTAACCTGCTGCGGGATACGGCGCGGCACAACTACCGGATGGATTCCAATGCCATTAACTCGACCAAGGTGTGGGCGTTTTATTGGAAAGACCGCGCCGAGAAAGCCGAACTAGACCTCGATGTTCAACTATTTGGGAATATACAACCACAATCAAAATGAACTACTACCACGAAAAGACACACATCCGACCACGAGTGCATTGCGCCGACGGCGTGTCGCTCAGCATCCAAGCCAGCGAGTATGCTTACTGCCACCCGAGACAACGATATAACCGTCATTGGACTACTTATAACTCCGTCGAGGTCGGTTACATTTGGGATAAGGAATCAAAGCCTTTTTCGCCTCCAGCTCTTTGGAGAGAGTACCAAAGCGGTAATGACGAGATCTGGGCTTACGTACCTGTCTCCGTAGTCGAAGAATTTGTACAAGCGCACGGCGGAGAAGTCGAAGCACCGCCCGCACCTTTGATAGAAAAAATCATCGAATAAACAACCATGACCATGAACACAACCCAAGAACACCCATTCACGCCGTTCCCCAAAATGGCACGCCTGCAACGCGAAGTCATCATCACCGAAAAAATCGACGGCACCAACGCGCAGATCTACATCACCGACGACGGCAGAATGCTGACCGGCAGCCGTACCCGGTGGATCACTCCCGAGGACGATAATTTTGGATTCGCTAAGTGGGCACGAGACCACCAAGACGAGCTGATGCAGCTCGGGCCGGGACGCCACTTTGGTGAGTGGTGGGGACGCGGCATACAGCGCAACTATGGACTAAACGAGCGTGGGTTCAGCTTGTTTAACGTGTCTCGCTGGTGCCTGCATGGTAAGACACCCCAGCAGATCCCGACCGCTGACCCGCGCATCGTGAAAATGCAGGACGTTCTTCCGAGGTGCTGCCGTTTGGTACCGATCCTGAGGCGCGGCACTAATATAACAACGATGGCCGAATCCGCATTATATGAGCTAAGCCAGCGAGGCAGCGTAGCCGCGCCCGGATTCATGCACCCCGAAGGCATCGTGGTGTTTCATACCGCCGGGAACGTCGGATTCAAAATGACTTTGGATAATGACGGGGTACCAAAATCCTCTTTGAAGTCATGAGTATGGAAAATCTACCAGCGTGCGTAAAGTGCCAGTTTTGGTCACCAGACGACGAACATAAAATCTCCGGATGGTGCACTCAGCATCAAATCCTCGCAGACTCTTACGAGAGCTGTGAGAGTCATAAGCCTGTGATTACAAGCAAAGTCATGACCTCAATACCAATCACAGAAGCCGTGCGAGCGGCTATCTATTTCGCAAAATACAAGGATTCCAACTTGTCGGAGTATTGCTGGGCCTCCGACAAAATGGAACGCGAGGTAACAGCCCAAGACGAGCTGCGCGGACACGCGCAACTAGCAGCCGCCGCACGGATTCTGGCTGCCGAAGTCGAGCGGCTAACCAAGGAGCTACAACCATGACCAAAACACCTCAAGAGCTGGCCGCATACCTTCGCAAAGCAAACATTTGGAGGCGTAGCAACATAGACGATCCAATGCCAGAGCCGACAGAGCTAGGCGAAGCGATAGATCAAGCGATTGCTATTTTGGAACAGCAGGCACAACCCCAGCGAATTGCTCGCTCGAATTGCTGCGGAGCGCGCGCCGTCACTGCGGGCAAGCCGGGATCAACTCAATGGCATGTATGCCCTCATTGTTGCGAGCCATGCGACGTATATTATCACGACAGTAAACCAACACAACCACAATGAACTGGCAACCATTTGAAACCGCGCCGCAAGACAGGCAGTTCCTCGGAGCATGGGGATCAACCGAAGGAGAAATACATGGCTACGACGTTTATAAATACATCGGAAACGGAGTCTATGAATCCATGAACGCTAGTGACGATCGGCTGCCCACCTATTTCTACAAAATCTTTGGCTGGATGGACATCCCAAAATTTGATCTATAATGAAAACCACCTACAACGCAATCGTCGCCATCGACATACAAAATCGCATTGGCCGACACGGCAAACTTCCCTGGAGCAGTCCGGCGGACATGCAGCACTTTGCCAGCCGCACCAGATACGCGACCGTCTTGATGGGCCGCAAGACTTTCGACTCACTACCTAAGCTGCTAGAGTATCGTCACCACGTGGTACTGAGCAGAGACGTAAGACCAAACAGCAAAGACGTGACCTTTGTTCCAGGAATAGAGAGCGCACAGACTGCTTGTGCGCGCAGGGGCGGCAACGTCTGGATTATCGGAGGAGCCGAGATCTACAAGCAATTCCTGCCGCTCTGCGAGTCGATCGTCGTCACGCATATTCCGCACTGCTTTAACATGCCGCACGAGTCGGACGTGTTTATGCCGGAGTGGGAGGACCAGTTTACTTATGGCGTTTCGGAGAAGCACGAGACTTTGCGACTCGTCCGCTATTGGCGCGGCCAAAGCGTGGAGGACAAAATTATCGAGCAGATTCGGGCACGGCAGGCCGCCGGCGCTTTGAAGTACGGCACGACCATGAGGCGCGACGACTTGAGCGTGGGAGATTGGATGCAGCACGCAAAAGAGGAGATGCTGGATGCGGCGATTTATTTGCAGAAGTTGCAAGACGTTCAGTCTCAGCTTAAGCAATAGACTTTCCCTTCCAAAGACAACAACACGACACCAAACACCATGAAACTCAACATCACGCGCGGCAAGATCGCGCGACCACAGAAAATCGTCATCTACGCACCCGAAGGCATCGGCAAGACCACCCTGGCCGCAGCGTGCCCCGATCCGCTCATCATCGACCTAGAGCAGGGCAGCCACCATCTGGACTGCGCTAGAGTGGAGCCGACGAGCTACGCGCAAACATGCGACATCGTGAAGGAGCTGGCGCAGGGTAGCGACTTTTCGACAGTCATCATCGACACCATCGACTGGCTGGAGGAGAAGATGCTGGAGCACGTATGCAAGGCCAACAACAAGGCCAGCGTGGAGGATTTTGGCTACGGTAAGGGCTACATCGTCGCAGCAGAGGAAATGGTGAAGTTCCTGACGCTGCTCGACAAGCTGGCGGTCAAGTCCAACGTCATTCTGCTGGCGCACAGCGAGGTCAAGAGACAGGAGCTTCCGGACCATCCTCCGTTCGACCGCTACCAACTCAAGCTGGCAAAGCAGATCGCTCCAGTCGTCAAAGAGTGGGCTGATGCGATTCTGTTTGGCTCGTTCAAGCTGGCTATCCGCGAATCAGATGGCCGGGCGAAGGGCGTGGCAGCAAGAGAGCGGACATTGCGATGCGCGCACTCAGCCACCGCCGACGCGAAGAACCGGCACGGGCTGCAAGACGTGGAGCCGTGGGACATCACTACGATCCGGAAGATCCTGAAATCAGCCGTTCCCGCAGAACCAGTAGAACCAACACAACCGGCGGCGCCGCGTCTCTCGTTCGTGGAGACGTTCACTCCGCACGCCGAAAAGGTCATTGCTTTTCTGATTGTTCGGAAAGAACTGAAAGAAGGGCAAGGGCTCGATGATGTGTCCGTCGAATACAAAGCGCGCGTCATGAGCAACGTGGAAGCATTCAAACAGGCCGCCGGGCTGGAGGTGGCGTCATGAGCAGGCCATCAAGTTTACCTAAGCTCGCCGAATGCGTGCGCTTTGAAGGTATGGCAGGCGCGGGGCCGGCTGCGGAGCGAGGCAATACGCTGGACAAGCTCTATCGTGAGGTCCTGGGCGGAGTGGCTTCGCTCGATCCGAATAATGATGATCACCGAGGCATCGCGTGGGCAGTCGGGATGACCCGCATCCTGGCCAACAAAGAAGCAGAGGATGTCGGGCCGGAGATCTTCACCACCGAAAGCATCCTGTGGAAGGAGGACGACTTGCGCGTACAGGCCATGGGAATGCAAGGTACGGCTGATTGCGCATTGCCACACGCTCGGACATCGATCGACCTCAAAACAGGACAGGAGCGCAACTACATGGAGCAGCAGGCACTCTATGCGTTGGGCTTTATGTCTCGCTACAACGTGGACAAGTGGACGGTGGTCTTGATCTATTCGGATCTTCGTACAATGAAAACGCTGGAGTTCACACGCCCATGGGCGGAGAGCATTATATGTAACCTGATGGCCAGAGTAAATGACCCGGTGGCGGTAGCGACGCCATGCGACTACTGCAACTGGTGCGCCAAACGGTACACTTGCGCAGAACGACTGGAGACGGTCGCATTCTGGGCAGGCAAAGATCCGGCAACCATCGACTGGCAGTCCGAGATGGATGACCCGGTGAAGCTGGCGCAGTTCATCAATATGTGCTCGCTCATCACGAGCAAAGACGGACTGGAGGATTACGCTCGTGGACTTGCACGCGACAAGCTCAACACGGGCGAGGACGTGCCTGGCTTCGTATTGCGCAATCGGCGAGGGCGAGAATACGTCGAGCCGGAGACCGTCGCAATCCATGCGGAACAACTAGGCATTGCCAACATCCTTGCGGCGTATGGCAGTCTATCTGCCGAGAAGTTCAAGGGGCTATGGGAAACCGCATTAAGCGGCGTTCCCTTCCCGACGGACGAAATCAAATCTGGGCCGGGCTCGCAATTCGTAGCCAGCCAACCAAAACCAAAAACCAAACCATCAAAGTCATGAGCTTAAAACACACAACAAACGCACCCAAAGAACCAGAGTACAAAATTCTCGAACCCGGCGATTACGATTTTATCGTGAACGATGCCGTCGAAAAGGAGAGTAAATCAAAAAATCCAATGATCGAGCTAAAGCTGAGCGTTGGCACGCATCCAAACGAAAAGGGCGTGTATGACTACCTCGTCTTTGACGGCAAGAGCGAGTGGAAACTTGATTCGTTTTTACACTGCATAGGGAGGCACCCAGGGGTGGGCGTAGAGATGGATATTGACCCGATGAACTTCGTGGGAGAAAGAGGCCGCGCAAAGATTAAGGTGGAACTCTACAACGGCAACAAGTCAAACAAGGTGCAAGGGTACTTGTTCGACAAGGACGCTAAGCAGAATCCATTTAAGACCGACACGGACACCGACACGGACACAATCCCATTCTAAAGTGAAGCTCCGCGACTACCAGCAGGAGGCACTCACTGCAATCCACGAGGGATTCAAATCTCGACAACGGCTCTTGGCAGTGCTTCCTACTGGAGCCGGAAAGACAATTCTCTTCGCTCACATTGCGGCAAGTCATACACCGCACAGGACGCTTGTCTTGGCCCACCGCGAAGAGCTGCTTACACAAGCAATCGACAAGATCCATCGAGCCACCGGACTAGTGGCGGAGATGGAGAAGGCCAGCCACCACGCATCAATGAATGCGCAGGTGGTAGTGGCGAGCGTCCAAACCATGATGGGACGTAAAGACCGCTGGCCTAAAGATCACTTTGGGCTGGTGGTGGTGGACGAGGCGCATCACGTGCTGAGCGACTCCTACCAGTCGGTGGTGTCGCACTTCCACAACCATGCGAAGATTCTGGGCGTGACCGCTACGCCGGACCGAGGAGACAAGCGCAATCTAGGCGCCTATTTTGAGGAGATCGCATACGAGGTCGGGCTGGCTCGACTTGTTCGTGACGGCTATCTGTCTCGCATCAAGGTCAAAAAGCTGCCGGTCACGGTCGATCTGCGCACAGTCGCAAAGCTGGCCGGTGATTACAAGGTTTCCGATCTGGGTGAGGCGCTCAGTCCGCGCTTGTGGGATGTGGCCAAATCCATCGCATCGGAGACGCAGGACAGAAAGACGATCGTGTTCTTGCCGCTCGTGGAGATGGCGCGCGACTTTTCCGCGATGCTTAACAAGTGCGGCGTCACATCAAAAGCCGTGGCCGGAGTGGACAGCACAGAGGACCGACACGGGGCGCTGGCATGGTTTGCAAATGCGCCAAAGGGCACGGCGCTTTGTAACGCCATGCTTCTCACAGAGGGTTTTGATCAGCCGGATGTGGATTGTATCGCAATCCTTCGACCGACGCAGGTGAGGGCGCTTTTTGCGCAAATGGTGGGGCGTGGCACCCGCATCCACCCGGGCAAAGAGGATCTTCTGCTGCTCGATTTCTTGTGGCAGACCGACCAGCACAAACTTATTACTATCTCGCGGCTGATTGCCAAGTCGCCGGATGATGTGGCGGGCATCGAAACGGCAATTGAGGCAGGCGATGAGGTGTTCCAATCCGCTGAGGATGTCGAGACGCAGCGACTCAAGAAGCTCTTGAAAACGCTGGATGCGGTCAAAGAGCGACCGGCGCAGACCTACGATGCCGTGGAGATGGCCTACGCTCTGGATGACGAGGAGCTGCTTACTTATGAGCCGACGATGGAATGGCACCACAAAGAAGTCAGCGAAGCGCAGACCAACATCCTGATCCGCGCTGGGTTTGACCCAGGATCGGTCACGTGCCGAGGACACGCATCCAAGATCCTCGACAAGCTGGCCATCCGCCGAGCGGCCAACCTCGCAACACCCAAACAAGTGCGGTTGCTTAAACGACTGGGGCACCCGTCACCACAGACAGCGACATTCACTCAAGCAGGCACCTTTATATCTCAGAAATTCGGACGATGAAATACACACCAAGATTACACGTAGAAAACGTAGAAAGTAGACTGCCGGAGTCTGTGCACGCGTACTTGCAGAACGGCGCCGCCAAGGGGCAGAGGAACGCGACGCTCTACTCGATGTCTCAACAGTTCTTTGCTGCTGGCATCTCGCAGGCCGAGGCGCAAAGCCAACTGCTCCCGCGTGCGCTCAAGGACGGACTGCGGGAGGCGGAATCAATCACGGCGATTCAAAGCGGCTACAAAAGCACGGTCGTCACCGATCCGATCAAGTCGCGACGCACAGTCTCGCATTCGGTTGCGCCGGCACTCGTGCACAAGGACGACTTTATTCAGGCGTTGCAGGCCGCATTCCTGCCTGACGAGCTGGTCGCTGTGTGCGATGCAAGGTGGCAGGAAGACAGGTGGGTTCCAGACGCTGCGATGATCAAGAGCCGCACGCAGTGGGAGAGGCATCACGCCAAACGTCCCATTGATCTTGTGTGCTCAACTGGCGGCGGTGCTTACATCGGCATCAATCCGCTTTCGACGTTACAGGGCGGACGTAAAAACGACAACATACACGCTTACCGTCACGTACTTGCAGAGTTTGACGATGGTGATCCGGAGGAGCAGCGGCGCACGCTAGAAACCTCGGGACTGCCGATCAGCCTGATCGTGACGAGCGGCAAGAGATCAATTCATGGATGGATCAGGGTGGACGCTGCTAACAAACAAGAATGGGACGAGCGGCGCGATCAGATCTTTGCGCATCTCAAGTGCGACCCGAAGAACAACGACCCGGCGCGGGTGAGTCGGTGCCCAGGAGTGCTTCGCGAAGTGGACGGCGTGCGGGTATTGCAGGCGCTGCTGGCCACCCAGATCGGGCCGGGCGAGTGGCCAGAACCGAATCCGCTGCCAAAGCTGCTGAACGTAAAAACGCTCAGGCAGAGCGTCGCATTCGGGGACGGGCTGCCGGATCTGATCACCGGCCTGCTGAGCGTGCGATCCAAGATGATGATTGCGGGGCCGTCCAAGGCGCGCAAATCGTGGACGCTGCTAGATCTAGCCATATCTATCTCGTCGGGCGCGCCGTGGCTCGGGCTGCCATGCGCTCAAGGCAAGGTCATCTTCATCGACGGCGAGCTGCACAGAGAGCAGATTCTCGACCGCTTAATGACGGTCAGCGAATCGCGATTGCTGCCGGAGGAGGTGTGGTCAGACAATCTGATGATCTGGCCGATGCGCGGTCAAATGCGGGAAGTCACAGAGCTGATGCACGCACTCATGGATACGCTGCTCAAGGAGCGACCGCTGGCCATCATCCTAGATCCGATTTACAAGCTCCTAGGCGATCGAGACGAAAACGCAGCGGGTGAAATCAATTCGCTGCTGAACGAGCTGGAGCAGGTGGCGCGGAATGTCGGGTGCTGTATAATCTACAGTCACCACTTTGCTAAAGGAGACAGCTCCGAAAAGGCGGCGATCGACCGCGCGTCTGGTTCTGGTGTCTGGGCTCGCGATCCAGATGCGATGGTTTATTTTACGCCGCCGCTAAGGCCGAAGAAGGGAGAAGCGCCGGCGGCGTACGATTTTGACGTTGAACTAGTGGCTCGCGGACACCCAAAAACAGATCCGTTTGCTGTGAAGTGGAACGTCGGCCATTTTGAGCGCCAAGGAAAAGCCGCATTGTACAAACTCAAGCGAAATGATCACGCACTAAGCAAAAGCCCGTCGCTTGCATCTGGTGCGGCTCTCATTCTTCGCGAAATGCCGCTGCTGTCAGAGCCCGCAGTTCTGGAGTACATGAAATCTACGCTTGGGTTGAGCTTTGATGAGGTCAAAAAAATCTGGGCCGAGGTCAAGAAACCGCATCATGGTGGCGTGATTCTCGACCCAGATTCGGGCATGTGGATTGGCACGGCTGCTTGTCCGTTTTGATCACATGCCGTAGGATTTCTTAAGGTACTTAAAACGAGCCTTGGCTGCTTCCAGTGTTTGTGCTCGCTCTTCTTCGGGGGTAAGGACGGGTTCTTCTGGATCAATTTCCTCGTATGGATGGCGGGCCAGCTCTTTAGTTAGCTCATTAAAATCATCTTCTTTTTCGCATTCCTTCGCGGTAATTTTTGCTCCCGGAGCGGTGTCTGAACTTAAATTCATGTAATTATTATAAAGCCGCAAAGCCAACTTACGGCGCGCGGCGCACAATGGATCGTTAGGCCACAAAGTGCCGATTACCTCTTTTACTTCAGCAATCGTCAGGTTGCGTTGTTTTTGATCCATCACTGCAAAAACAGCATTCAACATGGTTTTGTACTCAGCAATTTGAAGCATCTCTTCATGCGACTGCTTACTCTTTCCAGATTTCTCGCCAGACTTTCCGCCCTTGCGCCAAAACTCATAACCAGAACGCGCGTCACCTTGCCAACGTCCATCATGCTGGACAATGTACTTGGCTTGCTTGCTAGAACTAAACACCGCTGCGGCCAGTTGTTCCTCAATCTGAAATTGCTTTATGATCCATTCTATGACCTCGCTTTTTCCAATCAGCGAATGCTTAAGCGGTGGCATTTGCGCAATCGTAGGCCAATAATGATGGTACTTTGGTGGTCTTCTGAACATAATAATGCTTTGTTGTTTAGGTTAAAGGCTGCGAAGTATTAGATGTATATTTCGCGGCTCAAAAAGTAGTACAAGCGTTTTGATTATCGTCAAGGGACAAAAAACGGTCATACTACTTTTTGAATTACATATTCCGAGTAACGGCATAGAATTAGTACTTTTTAAATTTATTAAAAACGATATTAATCAGACGATAAACCGCTGCGGTGTGAAATTGACGGATTCCAGAATTTACTTCATTACGTTTAAAAAGACTATGTCTAAAACTTACCCCTTACAAGTAAAGGGCGGGCCAATAAGCCCCGCTCCTATCGTCGCGTTCTTGTCCGCCTTGGAGGGCGACAGAAAATCCGCATCACGTCATCAAATCTGATTTATGAGCAACACTCACAATGCGGATCAAGCCGCACGCAAAGCGGAAATGATGAAACGCGCACAAATGGCCATAGAAGGGCGTCAAGGTGCGGTTGGCTGTGGACATAGCGAAGAGGTGGCGAAACCCGCTACAGAGGCCGTTTCCGCGCAAAAGAGCGGGTGTGTGGCTGGTGTTGATGCCGCGCTCTACTATGCGGAGTTTTTGGGCGCCGGGTCGCGCACTCGGAAAGTGGTGTTGCAAACTCGCGGGCGGAGGCATTCTTGGCGTAATTGGACCGATGTAACACACGCCGCGATGGTGTGCGGAGTTGAGCAAATGCTTGAATGGGTGAACACCTATGGCGACAAGAGCAATCACTACCGGGTGATCGACCGGGTGGAGACGATTTTGCTCGCTCCGGCGGAGATGCGACCAAGACACAAAAAAACCCCTACCAGCACTCACTGGTAGGGGCTCCCCTTTTCCTAAACGTCCATTTTCCAGACTACGGGAAAAGAGCACCGTCCGGCTCGGTGTCAAGTGCGATGCGCGGCAGCAACTGACTATCCTCGGTGTCTTGGCGCTGGATCGGGCGGGACGGGCGGTCGGGAGGCGGGGCGATGAAGATCGGTGTGTCGCTGGCTGGCGTATCGTATGGGTGGAGGAATACCGTGGGCTGGCGGTCGGTGAGGCGTGCTTCAAGGGAGACGATCCACGTGAAAGATGATGCCTGGGTGATCATGAGGGTGACGAGGATGATGTTTTTCATATTGGGGTGGTGGTGGGATGTGCACATGAGGGGCACATAAGGGGACTAATAGATCCCGGCGGCAATCTCAGCCTCGATCATCTCGTCGCGGGTGATTGGGGTGTCGTCACTCTTGACGATTTTGTAGGTGACGTAGCAGCCACTTGATCCTGGCCGAGTGCGCAGGCGCTTGGCGTCTTTTTGTTGGGCCTTGAGAGCGTTGGCCAGTGTGCGGTGATTGGACAGGATCGTGTTGTTGTTAAAGGTGTCGATCAGAGTGTACATATTAGTTGGTTGGTGGGGTGAGTGGTAAGGGAGGAAAGGGAGATTAAGCGATGTTGTTGCGGGCCATGGCGGCTTTTAATCCGTCGAGCGTGATGCCCTTGGTGTCGCGCAGGGCGCTATCGGCTTGGCTGGCCGACTTAAAGCCTTGTGAGTTGATCCAAACTCGGATGGCTGTGGTTTCGTCGGCGCTGAGGTTGGCGGCTCGCTCGTCGCGGTCGGCGCGCATGCACTCCATCAACTCATCGCTGATCATCTCGTGTTTGCTTTCGTGCGGGTTGTAGCCGTCACGGCCTTCAAGCTGTAGCCGGGAATAAGATTTAACCAGCGCATACGCTTCTTGCGAAGCGTTGCTAAGAGCAGCCAGGCGGGCGGTGTGGGATGTTGTTTGCATGTGGTCACTATACTCTAACGGGGGATACCGTCAACGGATAATTGCATTATTTTGCAAATAAATCAAAAAAGCGGGAGGGCTTTGATGGGTCCGCTTACTTGCGGTACTCGCGGTAAACTGTGCCGTCTGGCAGCGTAACGGTCCGGGCTGCTGTGTGCGGCATGTTGGCTGTGGCGCGCCAGCCGTCGTCGGTCATTTTGATCGAATCAAACTTGACCCATGTTTTAGGCCAGCCAGTCCAAGCGACCTGAGCGCGTCCGTCTTTGATGTCGATGACCTGGCCGATGCGTGGGGCGTAATGCGAGGGGGTTTTGATGTGCTGGACTGTGGAGCCGATGGTAATAGAGTTCATATTGGGTATTGGGTAAAAGCGGGAGGGCTTTGATGCGGTCTAGTACTTGTCAAAGTTGCCGTGCGCCTTGGCGATGCGGTCAAACGTGCGCAGGGCTGAGTCGCGCAACTCAACGGACATGTGAGCGGTTTGGCGGTCGAAGGTGCCGCGAACGAGGCGCAGGTGGCGGCGGCTGGTGATTCCCTTGCGGGCGGTCTTGAGGCATTGGATGATCGTCATGTAATCACTATACTCTAACGGGGGATACCGTCAACGGATAATTTAATCTTTTTCGCTTTTTTTATGAGTGCATCAATGAGCAGCAGTTGAACCCACACGGGCGGCTCGCTCGCGTGTTGCTCGTACTTCTGGAGCATCTTGAGCGGCATACCAGGGATGAGTCGGGCGCACTGCGATTGGCTGAGTCCATGCTTGCGACGGATGGCGATGAGTGTTTGGCCTAGTGTCTCGGTGGTGGTGGTGGTCTTGGTCATGAGTTGGTGACTGTACGCTGATAGGGGATGCGGTCAAGAGTCAATCCATGGTGCGTCTATCAATAATGATAAACATTGATTGATTATCAAATATGATACAATTCTTACATATGAGAAAAAAGTACCATAATAGTTGTAGCCACAAAAACCTCGTATGGGAAAAGTAGTGTTCAAAAAAAGTCGAGTACGGGAAAAGTACCCCCCGGAAAAGTAATCTCTTGAACACGTACTAAAAGGCAGGTTTCCGCCTCGCGCGCACAATTTGCGCTCTTGAGAACGAATCTCAATAGTATTTTACCACGAAGAATTGCAACTGGATTAAAAAAACTCAAATTACAATGATATTGAGTTTGCGTCTCAATAGCGTTAGTGGTAAATAAAGCGCATCGACACCGACCACCCAGTTTTTCAGGTAGCCGCTCCCGAATACGTCGAGCAGCCAGAGGACATCCTCGCCGAGCGCATCGTGCGGCGGTGGCGGCAACACGCGGATCTCAGCCGGCAGCAGGCCATCGACATCGTAAAGGGCGAGTACGTACGTTTTCAGATGGAACGCGAAGCGCGGGATCTTGACCACTACAGCTACGCGAAAGGCATCAGCGCCGTCCTAGCCTACATCGCCGACTCAGCCACTCCGATGGTCGAGCTGGATGCGGTCGCTTATTGCTACGGGCTAATCGGTCGGGCCGAGGAGTCCATGGACCAGATCGCGAAGCGCCATCGGATCTCCAAGCAGGCATTTTCAAAGAAGGTGGAGAAAACGCTGGAGAGCTTTCACCTCAAGCCCAAGCACGGGATGCGGCCACAGCCGCAGCGGAAGATTTACGAGTCAGTCCACCACGCAAAGTGGGAGCACATCGAACAAGACGCACCAAAATCATGACCAGTTACATTGCAATCGACCCAGGAGTGAACGGCGGGATCGCGTGGGACAGCGCCGCGCTCGCCTCCTGTATGGGGATGCCGGGCAGCGATACCGAAATCGCGGAGGAAATTAGCCTGCTCTACAGTATGCGGCCAGGCATTAAGTGCATCATCGAGGACGTGCCGAAGTTTGTCGGGAAGGCGCTACCGGGCAGCACCATCTTCCCGCTCGCGTTCAACTGCGGGCTGGTTCGCGGGATTGCTGTGTCGCTCCGAATGCCGGTCATCCTAGTCAGGCCGCAAGACTGGCAGAAGCATTTCCGTCTTGGCACCAAAGGAGACACTACCGGGACCACCGAATGGAAAAACAAGCTCAAGGCCGAAGCACAGCGGCGCTACCCAC